CGAAAATATCTTCCATACCAAGCACATTAAGGAGACGTTCATATGCATTATTATGAATTACTTCGACATTAGCCATAACATAGCCAAGATCTGTAATAGAAGGGTGTGGAAGGTTCTGACCGACATTAGCCCAAAAAGTTTTTACTGCTACTTCAATCTGACCAATAGCAGATAAAGATCGAGTGACCATATCTCTCTCTGTATCTGTTAAATTGACTTTGAAATCTTGAATATCAGACTGAAAATTGAACTCTTTATCAGTCCAAAATCCATTGTGCATGGCTGTAATGAACTCTTCGGTCCAAGGATAGTGATCAGGTTTGCGGGAAATTTGTTCTTCGAATATCATTATGTACTAATATATACATTTAGGTTAGGTTGTAAAGATAATAATACAATTAAAAACACCATATTTATGATGCTTATTGTATTAATCGTTTGATGCTCTTTGACGAATCGATCTTAAAGCTCCAGTGGTAGAATCTCTCAGAACCACTACAGCATCACGATTTTTACGGGCATAGTCATATATCTTCTTTTGGTCACTATCAGTTAAGTCAAGATATTTTGCCCATCTTTCGAACTTATTTCTTCCGCTTTGAAATCTTCTAAAAACATCTGTTGGAACATCGAAATCGCGGTACTTTCTCTTTTTAACCATCAATGGTTTATCGGTCATAGCCACGGCTCCTGTTGTCATCTGTTCTTTTCTCTGATTCATACTAGAATGTTATATCGTCCTGTGTAATATATATACTTTGCTTGGTTTTCACATGATATCCTTTAAAGACTTTGACACCAAAGACTTCTCCTATAGGTTCATGTTCTTCAACCATAACAACTGTATTACTTTTAGCTAAAAGTTCTCCATTTCTTAATGGTAGATCCTTTGTTAAAATGAATGTTCCTTTACGGATCTTATTTAAATCCTCGGTTAGAAACCAATCTGTCGATTCAACAATGCAGTTTCCTTCTATTTCCATATCAGTGATCTCACTTAATACCTTTGCGAGTCTCTTATCTGAAATATTACAATGCTCTTTAATCAAATATAATGCAGCGCCGTAGCGGGCGATTGTGCTTTTACCTAAAGGTATTTTCCCTAACAACCTTCTAATATTAAAGACTAGTTTATGGAATGTGTTGTATGCCGATTTCTCATCAGCAGTTTCAGGCTCTTTCAATTTCTTACCATCTTTATCAACAATACCTCGCTTGAATGCATCCGTCTTTTCCCATGGCATCGTGAGCAGTCTAAGAAATCTTAGTGCATAAATAAAATCTGATCCTCTTAATAATCCCATAGTATGATTTATAATGATTGTAATTTCTTGGCCACATATAAGTCAGTGACAATGTCTTTTTTGTGTTCTGGATTTAGATAATTTAAATATATCAAAAAGGTCTTTATTGTTGGCCAGTGATTTGTTGAAACACGATAGAATAGCATTCTAGTGGCTGCTGAGATATCAAATACATTATATATTGTTATTATGTGATTTAATAGAAGTCTTTCAGATATTATGCCCGTGGATTCATATTTCCTCAACAGACGATTAATATATTTAAATCTAGCTAAGTCTTCTTTAAAATCCTCAATATCTAAACATGCTGTATTTCTATAGTGTTTTGCAGCATATAATTCAAAATTCTCATTATTTAATTCATTAAATATCTTCATATTTTAAAGAACGTAAAATCTACCTCTTTCTACAACTTTTCCGCCATTTTCTTTAGCGTATTTTTTAGCTTGTCTTAGAGAACGAAAGGATTGAGGTTTATCACTTTCAGCTTGAACAACTTCTCTTAACTCTTCAGTTTCTTCTTCAATGATAGGCTCACTGATTACTTCTCGTAGCTCTTCGATCAACACCTTTTTTGATTTACGACGGTCTAATTCGATATCGTATTCTCTGCCAAGATCTTCTAGTTTTTTCTTTGATAATTTTGTTAAATCTTTCATATCTTTATTTATCTTCGTCATATATTTCAACTGTGTGAATATCTTTAAAATTATATGCAGCCTTTGGTGTTGGTTGTTCTACTTCATGAATCTTACTAGATTCCTTTTTAGTCTTCATACTCTTAAGTCTTTCAACTTCCTTTTTCTTGATCTTAGGTAAGATCTTCTTAGCAATCTTCTTGATTGCAGCTTTCTTCTTTTCAACTTTTTTATCAACGACGGCTTTCTGTCCTGCTTCCAAATCTTGATATTTCTTATCTTTCAATATCTTGTTACGGATGATCTCCTTTGCAGCTTTTTCAGCTCTTTTCAGAATCTTCTCAGGTGAGGCTTTCTTCTTCATAGCAATAGCCTTCTTGCGTGCAATCTTTGGTGCAAGACGTTTCATGATTCGACCTCTTGCTCTTCTCTGAGAAGGTGTGAGAGGTTTCTCACTTAAATTGGTTAATGTTTTTTCTATAATATTCATACTATTATTTATCTCCTGGTAAACCTAACATCCATATAAGAGCACCGCCTAGAGCGGTGATAATTGCTGATACAAATGTCCAAGCAATGGATTTGATTGTTTTTAATGTTCCTTCAGCATCTGCTTGTTGTTGCTCAACCTGCCTTAATCGCTCTTCTTGAGCAACCATTCGCTTTAAGATAATTCTTGTTGTTTCGTCTAGATTCGTAATCTTTTCTTCTGCTCTAGCAAGAGCAATGATAGCATCTGCCATCTTATCGATCTTTTCTTCGATCCTATCTAAACGAGTTTTTTCAGAAGAGTTCATATTCCCCATTGTAAGGTGTTTAGTTATTATACTTTTTTCTTTCGGGTATATGTTTTGCTCTTTTTATCAAACCGCCAATCTTTCTTATTGAAGTTTTGGAAATTTTGAACTTCATCATACTCGTCAACTGTTAAAGTGTTTGTCTTTTCAAAATCAACTGATTCACCAATTGTGTCTACTTCAGGTTGTTTATTAATGAAACGGGTGATATGTTTTTCATTTGGAACGATAATACTAAGACCAGATTTATCAATATTGAAATCATATGAATTGAATTTGTTTCTCAATTTCTTCTGAAGTCTTAATGCAGCCGGTTTTGTTAAAGCCTTAACAACGACGCGGCGACCATCTTCTACACCTATATTTTCTTTAATCGATTCAAGTTTAGCCAACTTGGATTTTAGCATCTTGATATACTTATCTTTTCCGCCGTATTGCTTAATCATTTTAGGCGATGGATTCTTAATCAAATCTTTTATAGATTTAATATCAAGATCTTTATCAGTTGATTCGAGTAACTTAAGTTCTTTCATTCGATCTTTTACAACAGATTTTGGTGCTTCCATACCGCTTGGAGCTTTAACACCAATAAGAGTTCCAAGGTCTTGTGTTAGATCAGCATTCTTAATTTTACCAGTTTCAATTGCTTTAACAATATTTTGTGCAACAGTTTTGCGTTGATTCTTCTTTACAGCGTCACTCATGATCACTATTCCATCAACCCAATTTCTTAAGGATTCTTCTCCCTTTTTCATAGAATACATACCTTTATGAGTCTTAACTTTGATTGCTTCTTCAAGATCAGTATATTCTTTAGCCATCACTCTCTGAGCAATTTTAACAAGATTTTCAATCTTGTCGTTTTCCATCTTCTTCTTGGTTGCAACACTGACCTTATCATAAATCTGACTGATAACAGATGCTGTCTGCATATCAATCATCTTTCCTCCGATCTTAGATGCTTGCTTATCTGAGACAATTGTTTTAATCTGATCAATCACAGAACCCTTACCTTCTTGAATCTGCGTCGATTCAACATAAGCATTCAATTCATACTTACCAGAATCCATACCATAGACTTGAAAGGCTAGTCTTTTCCTTGTTTCTTTACCATTCTTAGTAACTTTAACAATATATCTATTGGTCTTACCCTTACCTGGCTTTTTAGGTCCGGTTGAGACTTGATTGAACCAATCATCTTCATCAACTTCAAATCCTCTTTTCTTGGCAAGGTCTAATGCTGCTTTTGCAGCAGATGTAAATGTTTTGTGATATAGAGGGTAATCACCCTCTTTCAAGTATTGTGAAAATGAAATCATATTAAAGTTCTCTTGTAAATTTATTGAATGTTTTAACTATTTTACTTGGCGCCCATGAAATGTCAACATTAGACTCTGCAATAAATGAATCAATTAACTTTTCATCTGATTCATTTACAGACAATTGAATTACTTTACGAAGACGAAGTGTTTCAAGTGAAACAGATTCTTTCATCTCTTCACCCTTAGGTCTATCTTTAATGTTACTTGGGTAACGAATTTTCAAAGGATTGTTGGTTACAAAGATTAATTCGCCATCAGCATCTAGACCAGCCATAGTATAATTACCAGTCTTCATTTTAAGATTATTGAGAGGACCGAGTTTGATTGCACCAGGTCTCACCTTAGAAATAAGAGGCTTGAGATTGTGTTTCTTAATAAGTTTTTCTCTTCTCTTCTGGTTACCTTTTGTTCTAATCCAAGCCTTCTCCAATTCTTTAAATGGAAGAGTTGCTTCTTCAAGATCAACTGATTCTCCTAATACAGCATCTACACTTCCGCTTGGAACTGTCATTGGATCAGCCTTCATTTGCTTAAGACCTTTCTTAATAGCTTGAGCGCTATTGCTAGCTTTCACATCAACTGTTTGACCTTTAAAAAGTTTACCCGTTTTCTTAGTAATTGTAACTGTCCACCATTTAACAGCTTCTTCAAGATCAACTGATTCTCCTAGTACAGCATCTACACTTCCGCTTGGTACTGTATTTGGATCAGCCTTCATTTGCTTAAGACCTTTCTTAATAGCTTGAGCAGAGTTACTTGCTTTCACATCAACCGTTTGTCCTTTAAAGAGTTTACCAGTTTTCTTAGTAATAGTAACTGTCCACCATTTGACTGCTTCTTCAAGCTCAGTTGCTTCTTCAAGGTCATTTGATTCGTTATAAGCTGGTTTGATTGCAAGAAGTCCTTGTTTACTTTTTGGAACTTTAAGCTTATTGATTGCAAATTGTTTTGCGCCCCAAAGGTCTTTTGCATCTTTTTTCGTGATCTCTAATTTCTTTCCTTTAAAGATTGCTATCCAACCATCAGCTTCTTCAAGATCAGTTGATTCACTAGCGAACATCTTTCTAGCGCCTTTCATAAATGCATCAAATTCTTTTCTCTCTGCAGGGCTTAATTTAATCTTTCCTTTAAGAACATCTCCTAAGGTTTCTGGGTTTATGCGGCCGAGTTTCTTAGCTAATTTATCGAATGAATCTTCTTCAAGATCAATATCTTCTTTCATTGATCTTTTTTGCATCTCTCTTTTGATGGCTAAAATAACTGGCTTAGCAGCAGAACGTCCAACGTTTTTGAAGATGTCAAATAAATCTTTTAAATCTGAATCAGAGAGTTTAGCATAATCTGCGGCTGCAGCTTCTACTAAATCCGAAATAATGCCATCAATGAAAAGATCATCGAGATCTTCTGATTCATCCATGTTCTTTGTGATCTTATCAACCACATCTTTCTTCAGCTTGACTTTAAAGGTCTTTCCGCCGAATTCAAATTCTTTCTTACCATCTTTAGCAGCTTGTGCCAAAGCTCCCATAAAAGCTGGCACATCTTCATCGATGATCGCTTTAGGTATAAAATTTTGTCTTTTCATATTAGATTCAGTTTTCCCATTGATTGATTGTTTTGGTGTATCTTTCCTATATTTATAAGAAAGCTGTTTTGTACCTTCTTCTCCTGCACCACTTTCTACTGTAAATTTTTGATTAGTTGTTTTAAAATCTTTCTTCCTCATAACAGTCTTTGCTACCAAATCTAATTCACCATTCTTATCTAGTTGTAGAACAAATGGCATATTAATATCTGTTTCCATATCATTGATAACGGCCTGCGCCCCTTGACCAAGTGAGGCTATTTTCTTACCGTATCTACGATATGACTGTTTAAATAGTCTTTGTATCTCTGCCGGTGTGATATCTTTTTTATTACGAGAATCATTCAATCTATCAAGGAAATGTCGAGTGAATTCAACATCTAGGCCAACCTTACCCCAAAGTTTGTCGGCAAATCTTTCGATTGAATCTAATTGTTTTTTGGTAATCATTTATTTTTTGACAGGTTTCTCATGAACCCAACCTTTATCATTTAATCGATTGTGATCATCTTCAGTTTCAGCCCATTCTTTTTCACCAGTCTTTGGATCATACATCCAATGTGACTTGAATTCAGATTCTTTCATGCCCTTATGCTTCTTCCATAAATCAGCATCAGCGGTTGTTCGAGTTTTTCCACCAGTAGCAAATGAATTGATTCTAGCATATCCCCACTGTTCTGGAGTTGTGCCAGGGCGATGTCCTGTTCTCCATGCCGCTACACCCCGATCAAATACCTTCTTGAGAATAGCATAAGAAATACCAGTCTTTTCTGCTTTCTTTTGAATACCTGTCTTAACATCTTCATATACTTCACCAAGTTGTTGCTTAATCCAATCTCTCGCAATCTTATTTCTTGGAGTTGCATTAGCAAACTTAATCATCTTCTTATAAGCATCAGTTGTTGCTTTCTGCCAATTGGCACCCTCGGAATTATCCACAATTACAAAGTTATCTTTGAAGAATGACTGGAATTTACCAATATTCTTCTGAACACCGTCCCACATAATCTTTACTTGTTTCGGACCGAGTGTTCGACTTCTCATTGAATCTCTTTTAACAGCAGTTTCTAGATCAGTGTTTACAAAAATCATACCTACATCATAACCAATTTCTTTTAGTTTGTTGGCTTGCTTTTTAATCTTCTCATAATCTTTGCCCGTTCCATCAATCACCAAGCCGAGTCGTCCCTGAATGTAAAGACTCATCTGTTTAGCAGTTAAAGACTTTGCCTTTGCACGAACCTCTTGTCCCTTTGGAGAGAAGATAAATTCTGGCTCCATCACTCCACCTGCTTTTTCGATTGCTTTTTCAAAGGCAGGATCAGAGTTCACCAATTTAAATCCTAGAGCACCGAGACCTGTCTTACCCACTGTAAATGATTTACCAGAGCCTGGGCCACCTGCAAGGAATACGGCTTTAAAGATTGCAGGATCATCTACACCCTCTTCTACATTATCTTCGGCATCAATGATAGGGTTCTTATCTTCGCCAAACATATCTTTGAATTTCTTAGTATGTTTCGAAGGTTTTGTTTTAGCAGATGCATCACCAGGAGCTGCCTTATAAGCAGATGGATCATCATCAGATTTTGCGGCACCTTTCTTAAAGTGTGCTGCTCTCTTTGCTTTAGTGGACTTTGCCATCTCATCTCCTTCAGCATCCTTTGCAAAATACTTTGCGGGTTGAGAACCTTTCCTATCCTTAATATCCTTATCTTGTTTTACTTCGACAATCTTATTAAGGAAATATTTATTGTCATCTGAGCCTACGATATAGTTTGTACATCTTTCTGCAACTGAATGAATCTCGCCCCTTAAGTTTAAGAATCGATCACCAACAAGGAATACCTCTTCAGCAATGTATCTCTCACGAATATTTGATGTCTTTAATTCAATATGCTTACGAAAATTAGTCATCTCCTTCAAACCCATTCTCTTCCTAAGAAGATTGAATACGGCTAATTTATCACCAAAGGATTTTGGAAGACCATTTGAGAATGATTGAAAATCACCTTCAATAGCAGCTGCTCTCATCTTAGAAGCAGACATGCCAGAAACATCATCTGCATCTGGATCACGATCTCCTGCAGACACAATTGAAATTCCTTCTTGAAAATCATAAAAGCCGTGACGAGCCTTAACACCATTATACTTGTTCAATAGAGATTTAAAATCTGAAATTCTATCAGCACCAACTACCATTGTGGCTTTTGTGTAACCCGCATTATAAAGATATACTAGTGCATCAATTGCATTTTTAATCTTCTTATCATAGATGATGTTGCGACCATGTTTTGGAAAGATCTTTCTCATCAACATAACCTTCTCTTTATACTCAAGAGGATCTTTCTTTGGGTTATTTGATTGAGACGCAAATATTTTATAGTCATTCCCTATAGCGAGACTAGCTACTTTAATCAGAAGTTTCTCATGCCCGCGGGTCGGAGGGTTGAAGCGTCCAAATGTGAACACAACTGATTTTGAGTTTTCTTCATTAAACTGTTTAAATCCTTTAATCATATCTTTATCTTTCCCAGCCTTTTATTACATCTTTGCTGAAGTTATTCATTGAAAATTCTAATCTATCAACTAATTTGACTGCACCAGAAGTAGTCTTATCAATAGCAACAAATCCTTCAGAACCTGTTACCTTGAAACCATTCTTAGTACGAACAAAGGTATCAAGTTGTTTTACCTTATCAAGTTTATTTATAATAAGAAGCTTAGCATCTACAATAGCATTCTGAAGCTCAAATACAAGTTGAAGGTTCTTTCTATTCTCTTTTGAGAAGAATCTCATCAATTCTTGTTCCTTCTTATCAACACCTTCTTTACCCTTTGGCGATTTTCTCTTTGCTCTTTCCTTCTCAAATCTATCTTTGAACCAAATGAGAAGATCATTCACATGCTTTGCTGGTGAACCAATTCTTTCACCTTTTCGAACAAGACTATTATTAAATGTTTCGAATTGACCAGCAAGTTGTGGATTATCTTGAATCTGTTTGAGTGTCGAACTCGCAATCTTCTGAAAGATTTTACCTGCATTACTCAATGCATCATTCACTTGTTTTGTATCGGTAGCGGATAAACTTGCCTTACCTGTCACATCTCTATATTCAGCATCTTGATACCAGATTGAAGGTTTCTTCTTTAAACCTTTTAGATTAACACCATAGGATGCTTTCATTGAATGAAAATCCTTACCTTTATAAGTTGTGTGCCATACAACTCCAAGATTTGCCTTAGCGATCTGTTTACCTAAATCTGATTTAACAGGAATAGCATAAACAATTGTGTTTGGCTGGAATGTGTAGTAAGATTCTCCATCAATCGATTCCTTTGCAACATCACCCTTTGTGAACATGATATCACCTTGAATCACATCTTTAATACCAAGATCTTTCAATTCATTAAAGGCAACTACTAATTTCTCAGCAAGATCACCAGATGTATCAGCACGAACATCAGCCTCTGATTTATATACCTTAGGATCTTTATTGAAGATGCCTTTCTTGGCAACAAAGAATTGACCATCACTTGGATCGATACCCGCAAACACTGCTGGTGCTCCATCCCATTTTACAGTAACATCATAATTCTCATTACTATTGCCTGCCAACATATCTCTCATTGCTCTTAAAGCAAAGATGGCTTCTCTTGCACCTTTAACACCACCATAAATCACTCGGTCTTCCAAGTGTGTCATGTGAGTATTCTTACTCGATGTCGCTTCGGCTATAAATGTCTTAAATGATATCATTATGGTGCCAATTTAATTTCAACTTGTTTTGGTTTTACTTTCAAATCTTTCTTTAGAAATTTGGTCAATTGTTTAACGGCGCTTTTATATGTTGACATTGCTTTTGAAAAGAATGTATCTTGTTGCATTCCAATCATTCCACCAGAATCTAAAGATGCTTTATAGTCAAATGCCCATGTTCCTTCGCCCTTAGGTTGTTGTCCTCGATGTGAGAATTGCCAAGGTGTTAAATCAATTGCATAACCTTCTTCGAGTTCTTGTTCCTCACAGAATGTTTTAAACTTTTTCATAGGCTCTTCTATCTGTATTTTAAGTGGTGTAGTTCCTGCTTTATAGAGACGATGATATTCCATCTTAGACACATTAAGAATATCACCAGCTTCTAACAATTTTGGTATATCATTATCCATCTGAAACATCCATCCATCACCCTCTAATATTGTAATAACACGATCTACTCGATCACGATGCCAAACTAGTTCATCTGATTCAATATCTGATTCAAATATACGAATCTTTGTATTACCTTTTATTTTATCTGTATATGGTTTACTCATATTACCAAAAAAATGCACCTCCACCTTTTAAGCCAAGTTGTGATGCATATCTTGGAAGATTGCATGACCAGTAACCTGCTTTTGTTTTATCTTTCTTTGCTGCACAGTTGTGTCGAGCGGCGAAAGATTTTCTTGCTTCGGGATCATCAATCTTAGCTTTAAGACCTGATGTATCTCCGAATTGAACCTTGATTACATTACCCTTATCATTCTTCACATATACGTAAAATTTCTTCTTTCCACCTCTTTTAGGTTTATTCAATTCTACATCATCGCCTTTATATTCTGCTTCATTAATGAATGGATGGTCAAGTGGAACTTCTTCACCTTCGTAGAGACCAAACTTACCAATGTCTGTTGACATAAGATATTCATCAAATTCATTCAAATATGTTGGGGCCGTAGCAGATTCTTTCATCTGTCTAGCATATTCAAATAACTTATAATAGTTTTCTGAATGTGGACGAAAGATATTATGTGCGATGGGTATTTGATTCTCTCTATGGAATCTCAATGCTGCTTCTAGTTGACTCATTACTTTTCTTTTAATATTATATATGCGCTTGAATCTGATGTTGAACTACCTGCGTAATTCACAATCTGTGTAATAAATTGATCTGCTTTCTTGCCACCATCGCCAATCAGATTGAGAATATA